GACTTTGATATCCAAGAAGCTTAAATCCTCATGTTTCAGATATTTCCGATAAAAGTATTTTAGATCAATTAACCTCCTGTTAAGCTCCATCTGTTCCGCTGTTATCTTTGTTCCGGCGGCACCAAATGTATCGGGTGAATCTAGGAACTCTTTTACTGACCCAAAGGCATCCAGGAACTTTCTAATGGTTTTTTTACCAAATCCTAATACTCCCGGTATTTTGTCTGAGGCATCCCCATCTAAGGATAACCAATCCACGCATTCATGGGGATCATAACCTGCCCTGTGTTTTAAATTCTTGGGAGTTAATAGTATTTGACCTTGCCCATCCCAAATTGAAATGTTGTCATTAATGAGTTGGTTAAAGTCTTTGTCGCGAGACACTATAGTAACGTTTTCCTTCCTGAATTTTCTTGCAACACAATATATAAGGTCATCGGCTTCATACCCACCCATTTTAATACAATTGATACCCAAATATTTTAGGGTTCTTATTATATCATTCTGTTGCCTACTGAATGATTCTCCGTCCCAGTCCTCCCTTTTCTCTCGGTTCTTATAATTTGGCAAGATACTTAATCTGTGCTTGGATTTATTACCATCAAATATTATATAGACTAAGTCGGGTTTAAATTTATGTATAAGGCCTCTAGTCATGGTTAAGAAACCATAAAGGGTACCTGTTGGGGTACCCTCTAAAGTTCTCATGCTTTGAAACCTATAATGTGCTCGATAGAGGTTATTATTACCATCTATGATTAATATTGATTTTTTATTCTTCATCTGCTTGAGCGGCATTAATATCTAATGAGTATAGGTTACCCTCGGTGTTTTCTAGTAATTTTCTACACCTACCGATGGTATTTATCTTAGATTTTCTAAGCATTCTACTACGGAACTCCTTGTCTTCAGTGAATAATTTAAGGAAAGAATCCGCTCCCCTTGAAATCATGTTGTCATCCTTATCCCTGATAATAGCGGTGTTCTTCCTCCTAAATACCACTCCCTTCCTTTCTAGGATGTGAGCTATATCATAATACCTATCAAATCCAATCGGTTTGTCATAACCGGGATGGAAATACATGGGTACTTTGGATAGGGTCTTTCTTTTGGGAGCAACCTTGTTTTTCTTAACTCTTATGGAAACTTCTCTTCCAACTTCCTCTTCTTCTCCATCAATAACTGCCTTTAGAAATTTCCCTCCATAAAAACCAATCCTAATAGAGGCATAGAATGCTACTGCCTTACCACCTGGAGTTGTTTCAGGATCCTCATATTGAGAAGCCCCTATTTTGGCTCTTACTTGGTTAACTAATATAACTGTTATACCTAGGTCATTAAATAGTTCATTTCTTTCTCTTAAGAATTTATCTATTGCCTTAGCTCTATTACCCATCTCAGCTTTTGCATCTGTAGCATCTGAATCCTTATTAGCTAAGGTGGTTAATGCCGCTATTGAGTCAATCACTAATAATATAGGTTCGTTATTAATTAAGGTGCTTCTTAAGAAATAGGCATAATCTGCGGCCCAGTCAGAAACTTTCTCTATTGCGGTTTCTTGGTAAAGGATAACTTTATTATTATCTATCCCATTTAATTTTGACCAGGAATCCGAATAAGAATGCTCTGCATCAGCCCACATAACGGTACCTCCTAATTTCTGTACACAAAAGGCCAGATCCATAGCCATTAATGATTTACCAGAATTTTCTCTACCATAGAATTCTAATACTTTCCCATAGGGACTGCCCCCACCAATTAAATTGGTGAAAGCAACCATCCTACTTGGGATATATAGAGATTTCTCTTTGGGTATTACTATTGCAGAAGCTAAGTCAGCATCATACTTTTTTTTCAGCTTAGTAAGAGAAAGTAGTTTTCGTTTGGGATTTTTATTAGCCATGGATTATACGTCTTTGGATTTCTTCTTCTTCTTTTTCTTCTTCTTCTTTAAATCCTCGTCATCATCATCATCATCTGATTCTGGAGAATCATGTAGGAATGCTTTGATCTTAGACTCAGTTTCTTCATATGAAGGAAGTAACTTATTAATCATATCTGGAAGATCTACTTGATTGAATCCTTTTGGAGCGGGAGTATTCTTGCAAGGTGATACGGAGTATTCGGTGTCATTCTTACCAGTACCCTCCCTGATTAATTTAAGGTCATACCCTTTTACTGGGTCGGTTGGATCTCCCCATTCCTCATCCAGGAATAAATCAATGATGTCTTCGTATAAACCTTTACTCAATTGAACCAATCTACCAGATTTTTCTTTGTCAACTGATTTCCCGTTTACATCGGCATATATAATACATGGCATCATATATTTTTCTCTAGGTACCATACTCTTCGCAATATCCTTATCATCGGAATCATCTGAATCATTGAGTTCTTGGTACCTCTCATTGATTGCACATGGATCACCCACTGTAGTTGGAGAATAAACCCCTTTAAGTGTTGCTCCTAAATAATGTTGAGTTACGGGTTGTATGTACTCTTCATCTTCTCCACAGAATAGGGGTCTTACTCTAAGTATACCTTCTTTAATAAAGATAACATTACCCCCACCTCCTTTCTCCTTCAATTCTTTTTTCTTCAGAGCCATTCTTTCTTTTAAAGATAGTTTTTCTGAATTCTTTTTTGCTGGTTTTTTAGCCATGATTGTTTAAATTATTATGATTTACTTCTTGTGTTTGCTGATAGTGTTTGCAGCATAAATGTCCTGGTCTCAAATGATTTTAAGCAGGTGTTTATGTCTGCAACATGTTCTTCTAGTTTATTTATCTTTCTCCGGTGCTTGATTATCTTAGGTAGAGTATCTATTTTTGCTAGCATATCATCTTTGGTAGGTCTATCTATACCCGGTAACCCTTCCGATTTATATTTAATCTTAAGTTCTGCTTCTGATTTCTTTGATTCAATTATTTCATCTTTTAAATATCGGTTTAACTTACTTGATAGTAATCCTAAGAATGCCACTGATTGAGGTTGGCTTTTTAGTTCTTCATCTAGGATATTCTCGTCAATAATTAATTCCTGGTAAAGGTTGAATTTAAATAGTTCTTCTCCATAAGAGAAAACCATGTCCATTAAACTGGATTTCCTTGAATGTTTGATGATGTTTGATTTCCTTCTCATATTATATAATAGTATTTTGTTATACCCAGCTTGTATAGTTAATATCTTCTTTATACCCTTGTAGATCTCCCCAGTTTTTCCCTACTTCAAAATCTACCTTCATTGTTACTCCTTCTATTTCAAATCCAAAAAATTCTTTAGTTTTTGGATTAGCACATATTTGGGTTAGTATGGGAATAATGGGGTGGAGTATCTCGGGTTTTACATAAAATATAAGTGAATCATGAACTGTTATCTTATATTTCATATCCTTGAATAGGGGTTCTCTTGCTTGGATTTTCTTTGCAATAAGTATTGATGAGAATAAAGTATAGTCAGATGCTCCGCCTTGTATAGGTGCATTTATACAATCCCGTAAAGCTTTAGATTTTACTCCGAAGTTAGAATCCCAGATACCGGGTAATCTTCTCTTCCTACCAAATACATTTGTTACGTACCCATCCCTCTTAACCTTCTTCTGTGTTTTTTTAATGTATTGATCAATCATTGGGAATGTTTTACCAAAGTCTTCTAAGAATTGTTGGGCTTCTGCTTGGGTTACTGGAGAACCTTCCTCAGATAATGATTCGGATAGTGCCTTTGCTCCCTGACCATAGACTATACCAAAGTTTATGGTTTTAGCTTGCTTTCTTTTTACCTTCCATTCTTTATGATGAGGTCCTTCTTCGTCTAGGTATAAAGGTAATATCTCATCGTAATCCTTTTTATATTTCTTGCAGGCAGAATCAAGGTGAATATCCCTACCTATTCTAAACCCTTCAATCATTGTTTTCTCCCCGGCAGCAGCAGCAAGTACTCTAAGCTCTGCCTGAGAATAATCTAGTTGCATCATTAAATAACCTGGAGGAGGAATAAACATTTGTTTTATATCCCCCGCTGTGGTATCTCTAGGAATATTTTGTAGGTTGGGATTCCTAGAAGATAATCTACCTGTTACTGTCCCGGTTAACAAGAATGAACCATGTATCTTTCCCGAAGATGAGACTTTGTTTCTCATACCCGTTATATAGGTGGAGTTAAGTTTATCTAATCCCCGGTATTTTAAAAGGAGTTCTATGAACCCCGTACTATCCTGAGGTTTATATTCTATTAAAGAATCTTCATCAGTTGAAGGAGAATCTGTGGTTATCTTTCTCCGCCCTTCCCTTTTAACCGTGAACCTAGTTGGAGTGATTTTAAAACCTTTCTTACTGGTAAAGAATAATTCTCTGAGTTGTAGAACGGAGTTGAGGTTTAATGGTTCAATAGCTTTTAATTCTTTCTTGGTAGTAAAGTCCCCAGATCTATATCTAATTATTTTTGTTTCTCTACCTTTTACTTTGGTGGCAACCGATCTTTTTAGTTTATTAATAGCGATATCGTCATCGCCTAATTCTATGATACCCACCCTAAGTGATGATTCTAATTCATCTATTTCAGTTTGACATTCCTGTATTAATTGTTTTTTGTTTTTCTTGATCCTATGTAAATCAAATCTCCTTACCATCTTATGGTTCTTAACATCAATTAATAGGGTTTTAATTAGTAGGTCGTATTTCTCTACTAACTTATCTAAATAAGGTTCGTCAATATCTAATCCTTCAAATACTGCATCACCTAATACTCTTAACCCATTACATAACATATTTCGATATAAACTATATAAACCGATTTTTATTAGTATTGGTTCATAGAAATTATGGAGTTTAAATGTAACGTCGCAATCTACAGCACAATATACCGAGAGGGGTTCTAGGGGTTTCTCATCCCAAGGTAAACCTTTAAACCCATCCTGTTGTTTCCACCCGTCGTATTGGGGTAGAAATGTTTTAACCTGATATTCTAAAGATTTTAGAGTGTTTTCATCAAGTAAATGTTTTGCAAGCATGGTATCAAATAACCTACCTTTTATAGTTAAACCATATTTCTTTAACCATAGGTATTCAAATTCTGCATTCTGTGCTATCTTAGTTATTTCCTCATCTTCAAATACCGCTTTAGAGAATTCAGTTAATATTTCAATGAAGTTGGATTTAAAAGGAGAATCAAAATGCCCTAAAGGTATTACCCATGCGGATCCGGGTTGGAATGATACTCCCATAATTGTGGGGTATGAGTGGGGTTCATAATAAGGGTGGCCTGATGTTTCAAAATCAAATGAACAATATTTGGTTGTCTTACAATTTTTGATTAATTTCCTTAATTCTTTCCTGGTACTGATTATCCGGGTTTTAGTTAGGGATTCTGTTACTACTGGGATCATTTAAATCTTCTTTTAGGTTCGTATTGGGTTATCTTAATATCACCAAATCCATATAGGTGTCCTGTTATCCGGTAAGCTCTATGGAAAATGATCTCTGTGATACCCGATTGTATTAGTAGATTAAAGCATTTTAAGCAAGGTGAATCGGTTAATACTACCAGACATCCCTTCATTGAAATACCCTCTTTGGCACAAAATGAAATTAGGTTCTGTTCTGCATGTAGGGTTTTTGTACAACTTTTAGTGGTGTCACAAACTCCGGTACAGTGATCATTACTACCCGGAAGTAAACCATTATATGAATTAGCGATTATCCTATTATCTTTCACTAAAACAGCCCCTACTTGGAGCCGTTCACAGATTGATCTTTTTGAGGATAATATAGCTAATCCCATATATAATTCATTTCTTGATATCCTTTGGTTACTCATATATTATAATAGATCCGAGATCATAAGTTTGATTTCAGTATTTTCTTTATCTTCATAATATAATCCTTTCAAACTAACATGAGTATCGGTTAATTGTATTGGGCTGATGGATGCCTGTTGAAGGTTAATCCAAATCCAGGTTAGGAATCTAATACCATATAACATTTGATAGGGTAAATTCTTATAATGGGTATTGGTAATATCAAGGTGAAGTTTCATTTCGTTATTAACATCTATAACCACCTTAACTTCAAGTTCGGAATCAAAATGTTCATTATTAATTGTGCCTCCTGTCCTATATTCCGAGGCTTTAGAAATTAAAACATTTTTATGGAATTCCTCAGTGATATCATTAATACATATACGACCTTTACCATGTTGGATTATATCATCGATTTGTAATAGTTGTCTAGCATGATCTGATTTAAGAGTATACATAGATAGGGTAGAATCAATTTCCTCTATCTCATAATCTGCATTTAATAAATGGCGTATGTCTTCTAAATTAGGGATAGACATTTCACTTAATTCTCTAAGGGTTTCCTGAGTGAATAGGGATAGGTTTTTAAATTTTCTCATGGGTTTATTGATTGGGTAAAAATAAATTCTTAGCTATTAATGGGGTAGTCCCGGATAAAGGAATTCCATTGGGTCTTTGTAATTGGAATATAGTTCTCTTGTGTACTTTATAATTAATAGTATCCACATCCACCTTAAGAAAATGTTTTAATTTCTTAAGACAGTTTACGGTAAACTGGTGTGGATCTTCTATCTTCCTTACCATCTTCTTAATTGATTTATGTGTGTGATAACATATACCTGATTCCACCACCATATACATATTAGGGCATGATATCTCAACCGAGAAGTGGGCATCGTCACCATAAACATATTCTCCTATTCGTTGGATTAATAATAAATCAAAGATTAATCTCTTGGTTATTTCCGATGCTCTTATACTAACACAGAGAACTGGGTATAGTTCCTTGTTTCTTTTATGGAAAGTTATAGAATTTAAACACCCCTTACCTTGAATATGTTTGTTATAAAACTTCATGGTTTCGGTATACTTATTTTGTTTCTTACCCTCCCTTACTTGGATTCTAGATTTCACTAAATCCAATTCATCTAAATCCATATAGTTTGAGATTAATGAATTCCACTTCATCGTCTTATAACCAAATAAATCATTGAAATCAAATTCCGGATCTATCTTACCCTCCTTAATTTCAATGAATGCATTATAGGTGATTAATTCATTAGAGGTAAAATTCCCTCCATCTTCCAATACTTTAGCTGGATCACATATGAATAATTCATTTAATTTTTCCCAGGCTTTTTGGGAATCTTCTGCTTGAAGTCTTAACATTAGTATTTAGATTTAATCCTTTCGGTGTTTTCTTGGTTTTTTCTATAGTAGATTTTACAGATCTCACTTGAGGTAAATCCTAGGTAATCAAATAACCTTAATAAGTCGCTAAAGGTTTCTATTAACGAATTATGTAATTTAGTTTGGTTGGTACTAACATCAGTTTGTTTCCAAGCTTTATTCTTAAGTGTGGATTTAGCTTTTGTTATACCATAGGTTGTGTACCAACATAATTTAGATATATTGGGTAGCATCTTTGGTGATAGGAACCTTGCTCCAGTATAATCAAATTTATCCTCGTTTGTTCTTATGTTAAATGATGTAGGTACATGGTCTATTTCTTCGTTGTTAGATAATTTGGCTATAAATAACCCGGCTTCTAATATATTCATATCTTCAATCGGGTAGTTGGTAAATTTCTCCCCTATATTCTGTTGTTTCATGATATCATAGAAGAAGTTGGCGAATGTATTTGGAGTTATATTAACAAATATAAATACCTCTACTAGAAAGTGTAAAGCATCAGAGAGTTCTTCATTCATCTCGGCATGTTTAATGGCCAATAGGTGGATTGATTGAGGGTTACTATCAATAAGTAGTCCCACTGTTTCCATACAGTGTTCGAAATACTCCCCGAGTTCCTCGATAACATCACCCATAAATGATTTAAGGATCCTTTGGTTATCTCTGTTAGATAAATCCATGGGCCAATCGGGTAGAGTGGGGTTAGAAATGGGTTTGTATAATTCCATTAATTTTTCTTGTTCTTTAAATATACCAGGTAGGTCATCGAACAAGGGTTGTTCTGTTCTCTTTAGAAAACTCATTTTATTTGGGATTTAAATTGTTTGGATTTTAAATTAAATTTCTCCTTGGTTAACCTCCTAGCTTGGGTTTTATCCAATGTAAGTAAGGCATCTTCATAAAAAATCTTTACTTCATTAACCTCATCAACGGGAACTATAACCTCCATGTCAGTGAAGTTAGTTTTCTTTTCTTCTTGCATCCTTAAAACGTTTAAGGTTTGAGAATTTACTATTTGACATAATTCTGAGTCCCCACACATTGCACATTCTGGGGCTTTGAGATCATATAGTTTACCGAAACAAGGATCTGATTTACTCCCTATGATATCTAAATCCAGGGGCTCTAATATATCTTGAGCATCATAGGAAGATTCCTTTTTAGATTTTCTTTTTGGTTTTTCTTTTGCCATATCTTTTAACTAAATTAATAACTTTTAATTTCTCTACCATGTAATAAGCAACTCGGTGTTTGGAATGCCTTTCTAGGTATTTACCTTTGTCATATATATCATCTAATAGTACCTTGGTTTTTGAATCATGGGTTCTTTCTCCACGCCCTGTTATCTGGGATATGGTTTCTTGATTATCTGAGCCTGAGGCATTTAATATATATCTAAGTAGGGGAAAGTTTTTACCCCGCTTTAAAATATAAGATCCTATAAGTACATCGATTTTACCATCCCTAAAATCCAATATTATTTTCTTCCTTATTTTATCGGGGGTTGCCGAATGAACCTTAGCTATAGATATACCTTCTGGTAGTCTTGGTTTTATATAATTATAAAGATTATCTATATGGGCATGGAAGCGACAGACTATAACTGCCGGTAGTCTACCATAGCTCATATTATATAGTAACCTTTGTTTTACTATTTCATGTCTCTCTACGTTGTTGGTAATGGCATCTTCATATACCAACATCCAGTTTTTTTCTGATTTATATTTATCAACCACTGAATTACCCGGAACAATCTTTATAATTACCTTACATGAGTAGCCTTCATCCATCATTGTCTCCTTAGTAATTTGTCCCACAATATCTGAAAATAACCCTTTAAGTTGGAAGTTCTTTATTTTATGTTTTGCTAGTTTGGATTGATAGATAGATCCTGATAATCCTATGGTGATAGTGGAATTATAGCATTTGTTCATTACATCTTTGTAAGTTTTGTTATTTGCTAAATCACATTCATCAACTAACACCGTTGTAACCTCGGCTAATAGGTGTTTATATTTATCTATATTCCTTGCTATAGTTTGAACCATTACCACGTTAATATCCCCCCAACTCTTATCTTTACCTCTAATGAAACCGATCTCATCGTCTAATATTAATTCGGGTAGTTCTACTTTAAATTGGTTATATAAATCCCCATCATTTAAAAGAATTACGGTTTTAGAATTAGCAAATGACAGATGGATCATAGCCATCATGAGGGTTTTACCAGCATTGGTTGCCATATTTAAAACGCCCATTGGAAAATATACATCACCTACTTTCCTATTAAGAACAGATTTTACTGCATCTAATTGATAATACCGGGCATCCAGGTTACCAACTACAGTGGGTACTCCAATATAGTCAATTTTAACCCTGATATCATTTATCTCATAAGACCAACCCTGATCCTCAATAAAATTAATAATCGAGGGTAGGTGTCCCGGAAAGAAATAACCCGCTTCGGTTATAATATAAAATTTACCATCCCAACCGGGTTGCATTGATTTCCTGAT